ATTTATGAAGGCTTGATTGACGAGCAAGATCTTGATGCAATCGAAGAAGAGATTGCAGATCAAGAAGTAGAAGATTTTGTTAATGATATTGAAAGCGACGAAGAAGGAATGTCATTGGAAGATGCTAGTGAAGAACTAGAAGACGCTTTAGATGACGAAGAAGACGATGTAGAAGATGACGAGGAAGGCGACGAGGAAGAAGCTGAACACGATCATGAAGAAACAGATGAAAGAATTAGTGATTTAGAATCTGCATTTGACGAACTTCAAGCAGAGTTTGATAGACTAATTGCCGCCGCTGGTGGTGAAGAAGTTCCTGCTGAAGAAGAAGTTGAAGAGTCAGCTGAAGAAGTTGAAGAAGCAGCTGAAGAAGTTGAAGAAGCAGCTGAAGAAGTTGAAGAAGCAGCTGAAGAAGATGCAGAAGCAGAAGTAGTACGTGAATATGACGAGAAAGTTAGTGTTAAAGCACCTGAAGCATCAGATAGTTCAGACTCATCTGTAGCATCAAATGGTGGTGCTGATACAGACGCTGACGCTGGTAATATTGCACAAGGTGGTGAAGGTTCAAGTCCAGCAGACCCAGCATCAACAGATATGGGCATGTCAACTGAACCAGACATGAAGAAAGTATAACGGATAAACAAAAATGACTTATCTAAGAGAACACTTGACATTTGACCAAGCACGTATGGTAACTGAAACTGATTCAGACGGCAAGAACCTATACATGAAGGGCATTTGTATTCAAGGTGGTGTAAAGAATGCAAACCAACGTGTATATCCTGTCTCTGAAATTCAAAATGCAGTATCAACATTAAATGAGCAAATCAATCAAGGAAACTCAGTACTAGGCGAAGTTGACCATCCAGACGATCTTAAGATTAACTTAGATCGTGTTTCCCACATGGTTACAGAAATGTGGATGGATGGACCTAATGGTTATGGAAAATTAAAAGTTCTTCCAACACCAATGGGTAATTTAGTTAAAACTATGCTAGAGTCAGGTGTTAAATTAGGAGTTTCATCCAGAGGCAGTGGCAATGTCCGCGAAGCATCTGGTGACGTGTCAGATTTTGAGATTGTCACTATTGACGTAGTGGCGCAACCAAGTGCTCCAGACGCATATCCAACAGCAATTTATGAAGGCCTTTTAAACATGAGAGGCGGTCATAGAGTGCTTGAGGCGGCGGCTGAAGTACGTGAGAATCAAAAGGCGCAAAAATACCTTAAAGATAGTATTTTGCGTCTCATAAAGGACCTAAAAATTTAGGAGAACATTATGTTAGACGTATTCAAACCACTTATCGAAAATAACATTATCTCTGAAGAAGTTCAAGTAGAGTTACAAGAGGCTTGGGATGCAAAGTTAGCAGAAGTAACTGAGCAAAACAAGGCTGAACTCCGCGAAGAATTTGCACAAAGATATGAACACGATAAGGAGGCGATTGTCGAAGCTCTAGATACAATGGTTACAGATTCTCTAAAACAAGAGATCAACGAGTTTGTAGAAGATAAGCAAGCACTACTAGCTGAGCGAGTAGCATACAAGACAGCAGTAACAGAGCATGCCGATCTTCTAAGCAAGTTCGTAACAGAAAATCTAGCAACTGAAATGAATGAGTTCCGTGCTGACAGAGGCACACAGGCTCAAACAATGCAGAAACTAGAAGATTTCGTAATCAAAGCATTAAGCGAAGAGATTGTTGAATTCAACGAAGACAAGAAAGACGTAGTTGAAACAAAAGTAAGACTAGTTGCTGAAGCAAAAGATAAACTAGCCGAACTTAAGAAAACATTTATCGAGCGTAGTGCTAAGATGGTTGAAGAGACTGTCACTAAAACTATTAAGAGTGAGATGTCACAACTTAAAGAAGATATCCAAAGTGCTCGTGAGAATAACTTTGGACGTCAATTATTTGAAGCTTTTGCCGCAGAGTATGCACATTCATACTTGAATGAGAATACAGAAGTAGCAAAACTTAACAAACAACTTTCAGAAATGGAAGGAGTATTGGCAGAAGCCAATAAAACAATTGAAGAAAAAGATGCACTCGTAGAGACAAAAATGAGTGAAATCAGAATTATCAATGACCAAGCAAACCGTAAAGAAACCCTCTCACAACTTCTTTCACCATTGGCGAAAGAAAAGAGAGAAGTTATGGAAAGTTTACTTGAATCAGTACAAACTGAAAAACTTAAAGCATCTTTTGACAAATACCTGCCAGCAGTTATTAATGGTGATGGCACCGGTATTAAACGCAAACTTACTGAGTCAGTAAAGAAAGAAGTAACAGGTGATCGTGAAGTTGCTGAAAAGCAAGTTGAAGAAACACCAAGCACTTCCAATATTATTGATCTTAAGAAGTTAGCAGGATTATAAATTTATAATAAGGAGTTTAGGAGACTAAAAATGTCAGAACTATTAAATGAAAACTGGAGCGAAACTAAAGACGCACTACTAGAAGGTCTTTCAGGTTCAGCTCGTAGTACAATGGCAGTAACTCTAGAGAATACAAAGAACTATCTTGCAGAGGCTGCTACAGCAGGCGCGTCAACATCAGGTAATGTTGCAACATTGAATCGCGTAATTTTACCAGTAATCCGTCGCGTCATGCCATCAGTAATTGCCAACGAAATCGTTGGTGTTCAACCAATGGCAGGTCCAGTAGGACAAATTCACACATTGAGAGTACGTTACGCTGATGCATTCACAGG